CAAGTTCTAGGTGCTACAGGTATATTATACCACATAAACCGGATAAAGCCAACTAATTTCGCTCAGAAAATCCCGCCGCGGCCAGGGCTTGCATCTTGCCTTTGCGGTTCTTTGCTATCGGCACCCCGTACATGGGGTTGCTCTGGTCGTCCGAGATTTCGATATCAGGACATTGCTGTTGAAATTTCCTGACTTCCTCCGGCGTATCCGCGGCGATACTGAACATTTCAATCGGCTTGTGGAAGTTTTGCAAGTCGGTGTGAACGTGGGATATCTGCTTCTGGTAGTGAGCGCCCTTGCACTTCGGGCATACCGTCAGTACGGTCGCCATCGTATGAAGTTCGGTGTCTTCGTGATTGCAGTCGCCGCATTTGTATTCATACAACGGCATTGCGCCCCCAGGTGAAATTGGGTGTGAAGCGGATCAGACGGTTCGGCACTTCCCAGACTTGGCCGCTCGCATCGAATACAACTGTCCATCGCCGGTCAAGGTCATGCTGGGTGTCAATGAAGATCGCCATGCCACGGCCGGTCGGGCCTTTCCAGTCCGCCGCCGGCATCACTGTAACTTCCCGCGGCGTGTTCAACTCCAAAACCATGTTAACCTCCATATCCAGATTTGCGAAGGTGCCCCATCTGGCCGGCATGATGTTCCGAACTATCGGGGTGGGCATTTCCGCTGGTATGCAGATGTTCCAGCGTCTTCGCCAGATTCGCCCGACGCCCTTCAACTCCACCATGCGCCGCAGCGGCGTCAAGTTTCTTGGCCGGGATTTTTTCGCCGGCTGGAACGTGAAGTTCTTTATGTAATGCGCCAGGATGCTTAATGGCGCCTGCTATCCAGTTCTTTGCCATAATTAAATACCTCTATGTCCGGCCCGGCGCAGATGCCCGTGCGAGGCCTTAGAATGCGATGACGAATCGGGATGCGCGCCGCCGCCCTTCACATGTTCAGGCAGCGATTTGATTGACGGCGTTTTCGCGGCCCACTCCTTCGCCATCTGCGGATGTTGGGAGTACATGAATCGGGCTTGTGCTTTCGATTGAAACGGCATTGGATGGTCCTTGCAAAAGTCGGTCAATATCATCGGCCCAGCGGTCGATGGTAAATTTCTCTTTCACCAATTCTCGGTTATACCATCCCATTGATTCGCGTCCGGCAATGGATTCATTCGCGCAATGACGGATGGCGGAAGCTAATAATTGCGGAGAATCAACAGGAAATAGATAGCCGCGTACTCCACAATACATCAATTCACAGAGTCCACCAACATTAGCAAAAATTACGGGTTTGCCGGCCTCCATCGCTTCCAGCGCCACAAGGTTAATCAGATCATCGCGCGAGGGAACAATGACCAGATCGCATTCATCAATGGCGCGTTGCTTTGTCGCTTCGTTGACGCGGCCAACCCAACTGACTCGTGAAGCGCCAGTCTTGATCTCGCCGAGTTCCTTGTAGAATGTCGGTTCGGCGTAGCTGCCGATGAAATTCAATTGGTACTTGGGATTGTCCAGAATCTTCATTGCCTTCAACGCGATGTCATGCCCTTTGCGGCGCTGGATAGACCCCAGTAGTAATATCCGGAAGTCGTCATGACGCGATGCGGGGGGTAGCTGATCTCGTATGACGATTCCGGGTGCAGAAATATCAATGGGTTGGTTTCGGAAGGGTTGGTAGAGTCTACGGGAGTACTCACAGTCTGTGAAGACGGCACTGGCTCCGTTAAAGGCGCGCTCGACAACGCGGGATGTATGACTGGTTCCCCGATCGGCGGCTTGGAGGTTACGAAGTTGTTCAACCCATTCTGGTGTTTCATGGATACCCCAAACGCAACGGACCCCCATATCGGCAGCAGCGGCGACGGATCGGATCGTCACTAAGGTATTCGCCAACAGGGCATCGGCGCCATATAGTGCCGACCGGGCGATTGTTTCCTCGCCTAGAATGCCAGTCACAACCTGGCATGGAATGCCGATGTCATTATACCAATCAATTAAAGGGCCAACTGATGGTGAGATGACATGAATTTTCCACTTTTCACGCAGTTTTTCAACAAGGTGGAAAAGACCGATTGGTGCCCCAGATTCATTTAAATCATGGGTGATTACCTCTAAAGTCTTCATTTCTGTTCTCCTTCTTGTGTCAGGAATACGACGCACTATTTCTTAGGCCTGCATATATGGGCCTTCGTCCTGAGCGCCCGATCCGCCGTTCCATTTCGACATCTTAGCGCCGTCCTTACCCGCAGCGTTGGAATCCGGTTCATCCTGATCCTTCGGGTAGAAGGTCTCCTGCATCTTCTTGCCGACCTTGGCTTCGAGTGCCTTGCGCGATTGTTTGTGGGCCGCATTCACCGCATCCTTCTTTTTTGATAGATGGGCGTGCGCTTTGGCATGGCGGTCAGGATCGCTCTTGATTTCCTCCGCCTTCTGCAAGGCGTCAGCATCAGAAGCAGCAGCAGTATCGTCAGGATCATAGGGATCATTTTTCGGCATAATTAAACTCCTGCCGTAGCGTTAGCCAGCGGCGGTTTGGCGGTACTTGGGGTGAAAGCATGGCGAATCGCCAGCTTGATTGCAGTTTGCGCATCATTGGCGCCGGCCTGGGCATCCTGACGCTGTTGTAATCCTGGGGTGGGTGGGGCGCCCTGCACGTTGCCGGGCTGCCCATTCTGGGCGATGGCCGGCGCTAAGCCGGGATTCGGCTGGCCGGCAATCTGCCCTTTGCTGGGACCGGGCTGCGGACCCATCGCCATACGTTGCATGGCGGTTTGCTGCACCTGCGGCGCGAGCAATACCTCATCCATCCACTCAATTCCGGCGTCATGCGCCATCCTCACGAGGAAGGCGATGGGATCGAATGGGATGCCCATGCTTCCAAATATCTGCGCAGCCGAAGCGACGGCCGGAAGTATTTGCTGCGCGAAGGCCATGGCCTGTTGTAGTCGGGTCTTACTGTCCCTCCGTCCCATTGATTCCGGTTCAATGTTAAAAGTGAAGTCGAGGAAATCGCCCCGACGTGCCTCCGGGGTAAGTATGACTTGCACATCCTGCATTGTCGGCGGTTGCAGGAACGGTTCACCAGTCGGCCCAAGCACAGGGCCACCGGGCACCATCTGGCGCCGGGTGAGCGGAATCTTCATCAGCGGGTCGGTGTGAAAATACCATGCGCGCTTCCGAGCCTCGCCCGCGGCCATCTGGTACACGAGGTCTTTCATGTCTTCCAGGCCTATGCTCGCATTCTGTTGCAGGACGTTCACCGCGGTCGCGCTCTTGCCTTCAATTCGCTGACCCCCAATCTGGTCGGGGTTTGCGGCCATCTGGTTGAACCAATCCTGCAACTGCGCGAGATTGCGCTCGTTACTGTTCTGCTGGCCCCCGAAATGATAAACCTGGACACCATCGGGATCGTCAACCTTGACTGCTTCGCCATCGCCGGCATCACGAAGTTCCGTCGCATCATCAGCCGATGATGCTTTATAACCCATTATGTCTTTTTGCCGTTCCGCCTGTTCCACAATCTTTTTGGCCATGCGATTAGCCAGGACATGAAGATCATACCAAATACCCACGGTAGGGATAGGAAGCGGGTTTCCAGGTACAGGTGGTGTAAGGGAGAGTAGCGTATATGGGCCTTCTTTGACCCCATAATAATCATCCACACGCAAATAATCATCAAACAAAACATCATCAGACCCAGGCACCGTAACGATAGCATTGGCTGATGGAACCCAGATTTCGGCAATTTCGACTTCATCTTCCAGATCGTAGTTATCTTCAACATTGATCTGTCGCATCGACAAGTCGAACGCTTGACGCTTCCGCCGTTCGTCGCTACAAATCGGGAGTCGGTTCACAAGGTCTTCATCATACAAACCCGTCTCAAGCAGAGTCCGGCGGGGCACTCGAATCTTATCGCCAATAAATGCCGCGTCCCGGAACATGTGATCTCGACAATTCGGGTCAATAACGAAGTTGTCAAAGTCTACCTTCTCAGTGTAAACGGTACCAGGGTCAAGAGATTCTTGGCCTTTATCATCGTCAAATACCGCAACGCTTCCGGATGTGGTGAGGCCAGTTTTGAGAACTCCGAGTGTGAATAAGGCGTCAACGATGACACTCCGGTAAGTATTTCGGATGTCAATCTGCATGTCGTGGTTATCAAGGGCGAGTCCGAGAAGGTTTGCATATTCCCTCGCTTGCAGATAAGGGGTCATTACCGTATGTTTGGGGAACGACATCACCATTGTCGGGATCAACACACGGATGGCGTTGAAGATCAGATTGATCGGGGCCGTACCTACCTCGCCCTCAGTCTTATCATAATACGAACCGCAATACTCCTGGATGAAATGAACCCGCGCGGCCCGGAAGGCGTCCAGGCGTTTGAACCCGCGCTGCACGGTAAGTTGGAATTTCCGTGGACTGATTTCATCCGTGTAGCTCATTACAGCGTCCCTCCATAGATGACGCTATATGTGCCGGCGGTAAGCGCCGTGAATTGGAAAGTGATCGAGTACATTGGCCCCGGCAGCGTGAAGAAGAATTGTGTCGCCACGTTCGCTGGAGCAATAAATGGGAACGGTAGGCCGCAGGGTAACGCCTGAGCCGCGGATGTTCCGTCTGTGGCACCGAGTATCTCGCAACTAATTGCCGATCCAGACGGCGCGGTAATCGTCACGCTACCTTTTAAGTCGATGCTAGTAACAGTGATGACGCTAGAAAGAGTCGGCGAAGTTGTTACGCCGGTTACGGTTTGATTAAAAGTTTGACCCACAGTTACTCCGGTAGTTATCTGAACGCCTTCACTAGTCCACGAATTAAAATAAGTATCGGTGACGTAGACCCGATACCAATATTTTGTATTCTCCGCCAATCCCGAATCAGCATAAGTAGTTACTGTGCTTCCTGTTCCCACATTCGCATACGTTCCCGGCGAGCCGCTCACATCGGGTGCGCGTTGGAATTGGTAAGTATATGGTCCCACACCTTGCGTTTGGGTCGTCGTACTGGCAAATGCTCCACTCCCAGTAATATCGGACATTGTGACGGGCTGCACATTGCCGATCTGACTCGTAGAACTTACTTGATATCCAGTATCATTGGTAAGGGATACCGTCGTCCCCGTAGCGCCACTCGTTATCTCACAAACCTGAATCTGTAGATTTGGGGTGTTACTGATCGTTATTCCGGTTCCAGTCGTAACCGTGACGACATCTCTGACAACTTGCGCGCTAACCGAATTTGGTAAATCAATACTTATTCCGGTTTGAGTGCCCGCAGAAATAGTAAGATTATTGCATTGAAAATTAAGCGCCCCTGATCCACTGTAGGTTACTGCTGGACCGTTTAAACCCGATCCGATGGAAAAAGCATATGTTCCCGAATCGCCCCTTGTAGTCCCATACCCAAAGATATTGGTTGCGGTTGTAAGAGCCACTACTCCGCCAGATACATTTGCAGTGCTGGTAGTTGTGGTCTCGTAGCCAGAACAATACAAACTGTTAGACTGCCAAAGGGCTGCCAATGCAGCCGCCTGCCCAAGTGTCGCTAGTGGGCCACCAAGAAAACCCGTACTGACGGTGCCGGTTCCCGCAGAACGATCCAATGTCCATGTATTAGCCACGGTGCTAACGGACATTATTTCATAACGGCCGACAGTCAATCCAGTTCCCGCTACGATGTTTATAATATTGCCCGCATCACCAGTAACAACCGTATATCCCGTAAGGGTGGCCGTCGTCCCGGAAATTACACAGGTGTTACCACCGCCAGCGAGATTGGAAGGGTATCCATACGTCCCATAAGTTCTATCCACCCCGCCGCTGATCGTCGAATCAAAACCTCCACCGTTCTCGTCGTATTGAAGTCCGTTTTGATTGACTTCGATTACTGTGTTGTAATTAATAGCCATTATGCGCTCTGCAATTCTGCAAAGTTAAACCGCTTCGGATACCGGGCGCCGCCCTCTTGCGTTTCTAACTTTCGACGCTTTTTCCATTCAGCCAATCGGTGCCCAAAGGATCGTTGCGGGATAACCCGTTCCATGTCTCGCCACTTGGGCATTTCACTGAGGGCCAACACGGCAAGCATGTCGGCAATAACGCGATCTCCATGAGTCTTACGGGCGCTGGCGCTTTCGGCGACAAGTTCAGCCGGCCCGATTCCACCGTCATCATATCGGATGTAGGTGAGCGCTTCGTCCAGGGCTGCGGCACTTCGGTTAATGTATTTGCCGTGGGCATAAGCTCGGCGTAACAGTCCAAGGGCCGTGGCCTTGGCTTCGGTATCCGACCGCCATCCATAGCGTTTGCCAGACTTCTCAGACAATGTGCCGCTTTGCCGACGAAAATAAACATAAGGATATTTATACGTTCGACAAAGCTGCCGCCCAAAGTCCATGCCCGGATCACCATTGTTCTCCCAGATGATAAGAGGGCGCCGGTTACGTCCCCCGACCCATATCGCGGCAGCGCATGTGATGCGCGCCAATTCATACGGCGGGGTGTTCGCATCCGCAAATTCTGCAATTTTCTCTCGTGTCTCATTGCATGTCACATTGATAATGGAGTTACTTGCGCCCTGACCCTTGCTGATATCAATCGACAAGGTATACGAATAACACTGATCCGGCCGGCCCTTAATCAAATGCGTCCAGATCGACCACGGCCCTGTGGCGAAGTTCAGGGATAATTTCAAAATACTTCTACGAGAGATCGCTTCCACGACATCCTCGTCGGATAGCCGGGATCGGAACTTAATTGTAGCGTGTCTACGAGGCGGCTTACTGAATAAGCGTTTGTGCTGCTCAAGGATGTGAGCTTCAAAGAATGTATCTCCTGAACCGATGTGATCCATGTCGAGTTCGGTGGCAACTTCTTTGGGGGTGCTGGTTGCACAGTACTGATCGTACCAGGGACTTCGGATGTGCCACGCACCGTTTTCATCTTGCACGACATATCGGCCGGCTCCTTTCTCTGGATGTTCCCACCAGGGCATAACGAATACCGGGATTGACCCGCTCATCCGCCATTTGCTATATGCCGTGCCGGCGCCCCAGGGGGTTGAGGATACGAGTCGGCATGCTGTCACGTCCTTCGTGGACTGCTTGATCGCCTCCGCTTCCTTGACTTTGGCGAATTCATCTAAGTAGATCGAAGTGCGGCGATCTGATGAGCCGGCAGTTGCGTTCGCTGATTCCGCATCTATTCGGGTCTTCGTATCCAAGTTGACAATATGCAACTTCTTTCGCAACAGTC